ACATAATCGTGTTGTGCCATTTCCTAATCCAAAATTTTCTCTAAGTATATCCTAAACCACTATTAACTACCACGCCCGAAGCCTACAGCGATATATCTAAAATTCCTATTAACATGACTTGAGCCATTTTTAATATCTATTGAAAAACCTGAACCAGTAATATTTGACAACAAGAAAGTATCTCCCGCCTGTGCGTTTTCAATTGAAATTCCTATTGACGGCAAAGCTGAACCCGCTGCAATACTTGTTCCACTACTGCCCGTAAAAAACGAATTTTCAAAAACAACTGCCTTTTGTGAAGTGCCTGAAGCAATAACAGCCGTGCGGTTTTCTGTTCTTCTTTCTAATTCTGCACTATATCCTAATTGATCTATTTCTATTGATTGTGCGGGGTCATCCGATGTCATTTCACATTTAAATCTAAAACCGCGCCCAATAAATGTTCCATTTGCAAAAGTATTGTATGCGGTAAAGTCTGCGCCAAAAGTACAATTTCCGCTTGTATTAAGTGAAGTTGCAGAAGTCAAAACAAAACTATTTGCATCAGGAATAGATTGAATTTGATATTCGCCATCGACCCCTGTTCCGCTTGTGAAATCAACAACAACAAAACTTCCCGCAACATAACCATGAGAACTTTTTGTGATTGTTATTGTTGTACCTGAACCGCCAGAACCATCGTTGATTGTATAAGTTCCAGAAATAGAAGCGTTTGGATCATTGTCTGTTTGGCTGACAAGTAATTTTGCGTTGACATTAAATGCTGTCGCTGCATCAAAATCAGTCCAAATATCGATATTACCTGATCTACTATCAATTAAATCATTGGGATAAAAACCCTGCGTCACAAAATGACGTTTCAGTATTAAGGGTTGTTTGCTTCCTAAATCTAATTTATTTGCAAATTCATAAGAGCCAGAAGAAGCCACACCCCCAGAAAAATCAAAATCCGCAATTTGATCAACATCTGCAACAGTATCAAACAAAACAGTTGAGTCTAAAACAAGTCCATCTACATCGTCACTAAAAGCACTATTTATTTTTGTACCCGCGAAAGGCGGCGAATCTGTATCTTCTCTATCAACAAAAACTGCAAGTTTGGGTAACGGGTCAGGTGTTGTGACGATTACAGATGTTTCTCCTTCGCTAAGTCTACCGCCATCATCGCGAAATTTAAGAATATATTCGCCAGTTAAAGCAGGAACAAGTGTTTCTCCAACACTTCCCGGCAACGCAGGCAAAAGGTCAACTGAATTTGTAAACGTGCCAGTACCATCCGTCAAATTAGAATGCCTGACTATAAGGTTGCCTCCGTGGGTTACGTCAATATCTGTTGCCTTGTCAAAACGTAGTCTTACAAACTTATCTGAGACAGGTTCGACAACTAAGTTTTGAACATTTTGCGGTCTTGCAGTTTTACCGACAGCATTGAATGTCAAATCGTTAGAAGTTGCAGAAAGTTGCGCGTTTATGTTGTAGCTAAAAACTTGAATTTCATAAGTTCCAAGTTGACTATTCATAATTTCAAAATCAGGACTCGAAACTTTAGTTGATACAAAATTTCCATTATTGAAACGATAATTAACTTGATATTCAACAACGCCTGTTATTGGTTGCCAACTAATAATAATTTTTGATACTGCCTGATTATTTATTGGAATAATTTTTTCCACCGCAGAAAGGTTAGAAGGGGGCGGCTTTAGTTCATTTAAATTAGAAACATTTCTAACAGGTAAAATTTCACCATCCTCAATAAACGAATATTTAGTGTCGATATAAGATAAAGCTGTAATTGTATAATTTATCGAATCTGTTTCTTCAACTGTAATTACTCTAAATTTTTGCGATTCAATTGTAGAATTTTGAATTAAATATATTGTATTTGCGTTTGGAGTTTGTGAAAATGCAGCGCTTACAGTTACAACGCCGTTTGTGATATCTGATATATTTTTAGTTTCTACAGAACCATCTGGCAAAATCAAAGATAAAGTCGGGCTATTTGTTGTTGGTAAATCTGTGTTTTCAGTATCATCAACAGTAACAACTGTTGTTGAAGTAACGCTTTTTAATCTTCCTGAACGCCTAACGCCCGCGCGAACAGGATCATTAATTTCAATTACAGCACCCGGCCTAACCATTAAGCCACCTTCCATTGATGTTGTAAATGTCACCATTTCAGATTCATTCGCTTCTGAAAATGCAATTGCTTTAGCTAGTCTTTGCGCTTGCCCCCTTGATGTACATGCAAAAGCTTTTACTTGTTTTACAATGATTCCAATCTTTGCTGATAAAGTAGTATTTTCAAAAACTTCAAAATCTACATCTTGCGAATCCATATTGTAATAACTTACAGAAATTACAGAATGTCTTTGTTTTAAACTTGAGCCAGAATAATTAAAACCATCACTCGAAATATTTGCAAGTGAAAACAAAAATGAGGTATCTTTTGGAGAATCTTGAGCCAATAATATAGAACCAGTTGACCATATCGGCATACAACGCATAACACCCGCAAGTTCATTTATCAAATCAAACGCAGAACTTGAAGATTGAATATTTACATTACATGAGAATCTTGCTTCCTGTCCGCCAAGGCCATCATTGACTAGAGTATTTGCAAATTTTGATGCGGTTACAAAAGAAAATAAGTCTAGGTTTGAATCCGCAATATGTGTTCCAAATCCGTATCTTTCGGTCGTTAAAAGATCAAGCAAAATCATTGCAGGGCATGAACACCAAACCGCCGCACCCATAACGCCGTTGAAAATATATCCATCAGGGTAAACAATACGACCAGTTGCAGTATCAACAGTTGGCGTTCCTGAACTAGATGCACCTGCGCCCGGAATCCTTACTTTGATACCACGGATACGGAATTTCCGGCGGGGAATAGCGCTGAACTGTTGAGAATCAACCCTTATTAAGTTATAGGCTGAGTTTGCATAAGTATTAGATTCGTCAATTATTTCTGCAAATTGTGTAAATTGAAAATCATTAATTAATGAAGAAGTTTCTGAGTCTGCTGTAACTCTTATAACTCTTATATCAACAGGAAAAGAACCCGTTATTTTTACTGAATAATCTTTTTGATATGCGTCAGCGGTTCTACCTGTGACAGTATCTTCAATAACATCTGTAAAACCTCCTGAATTGTATTGAACAGCTATTTTAAGATCAACTGTTGAGCCTAAAAGATCGCCCTCGGTTGTCGCTTCTTGTATTTGTGGAAAAGTAACAGTTACTTTTATACGGTCAACATTTGTGTTTGTAATCTGTCTTGTAACTGGCGAATCTGCTGTTACTGTAACGCCTACAGGTGTTATTGAAGAGGAACTTTCAACCCCGTCAACTTTTGTTTGATTTGATGTCCCAAAACGCGGAGTGAAAGTAACATTTTGAAAGTTAAAATCTGAATCAGCGGGATTTGTAGAAGATGCTGTTGCTTTTAAAACAGGTGTATCGTTAAGAAAAACGTCTTTTAGATAAGCATTAACATAAGCTGCCGAAGTGCGATCTGTAATACCTTCTTTTGATGCAGTTGCACTGCCCTCGATCTCGCCTTCTGATATGAGATCTAAGAAACTTGCGAATTGCTTGCTATGTAAGGTATCAGGGGTTCTTGTCGGTTGTCTTGGGGGGGGCGGCGAACCTCCTCCACCAAATGAACCGCGAATAATTTTCTTTTTATCGGTCATGCCTGTACTTGCTCCGTATCAGTTGAAGCGCTGATAACGACTGAGCCGGTAAAGATTTCTCCATAAACAATCGGAACGGGCGTTCCGGCTCGGCTTGTTTGTTGCGTTCCTGAAAAACCAAACGACAAACGTGGGTCAGATTCACTAGAAAATTCAGGCTGTTTTGGAACTGGAAACAACATCCCACTTACACCGCCCAAAACTAAACTTGCACCAATTAGACCAAGAGCCGCCGAACCGTAAGCCCCTGCCGCATATAAACCTGTTCCACCTATCAATCCACCACCACCCGCGAGACCAAAGCCAGAACCACCGCCAAAAAGCCCTGCACCCATCGGCGTAAATGATAAACCGATCAAGGCCACTCCAAGTAATATCTTTCCGAAATCACCCCCCGCACCTGAAATAACAGGTACAAAAGAAATATCTGATTTACCAATAGGATTGTGAAGCTCGTCTTGACCAATTTCGTCATCATTAGCAATAACTTTATAATATCTATTTGCCATATAACCTTCCAGTTGAGGAAAATTATTTATTAAAAAACTAACGGCCTGCGCGACATTAGAAACATTTATATCTTCAAATTCTTTATGGCCGATTTCTTTTGCCAGTTCTCCATATAATTTAATTTTGCGAAGCATAACGATACCGACCCCCTGTACATTTCAACAACCAAGGATTGTATGGTTCTCTACAAGATAGTCTATCTCCTAAATGATGTAAAACATCCCCTTTAATAAAAATCCCAACATGATTTAAACCTTTCCCAAGAATACTCATTGCCAAAACATCGCCATCTTTTAACTTTTCATTTGGTGCTAATAAACGAAAACCCGCTGTAATTAAATAATTATTAAAATCGCCATCTTCTTTTGATTGTGGATTTTCTGCAAATATTTCAGGCGTCAATGGTCTTGTTGCTTTTTTGAAAGAAATCCCCTTTTGTTCTAAATACCAATCCTCTACTAAACTTAAACAATCAGTAACACCCCAAACCCAAGGCCGACCAAGTAAAGGCGCTTTAAATCCACAAGGTTCGTAATAACCCCAAGCTTCAGTCTTAGGGTTGACAATATGCCAAGGCAAATTTGATTCTTCACAGCTTATTTTATCGGCTTCTGAAGCGACAGGCGGTGTTACCGGATGCGAATGAACAATTCCAATAATTTCTCCAAGTTCATCCCCTTTTACAAAATCTTCTGGATTCATTATAAAAAATTGATGAGAAGTGATTGCTAAATTTTGACAAGGAAAATATTTTTCTTTTCCACGAATATTTAATAAAAGGCCGCAAGATTCTTTAGGATCTTGTTCTTTGGCATGAATCAATGCGTCATCTTTCCAAGTCATTAAACTATCAAGCCAATACTAGGAAATTCAGAGCGGGTACATTGACGTTTTGGCGCTCTAACTCCCGCCATATCAAAAACCGCAGCAAGTTCAAAACTTACAACAGTTCTGTTTTCTGCCGCTTTTCTATCAATAATATAAATTTCTTGCGGATATTCTGCCGTAGTATCTGGCGTTCCATAAGGGTTAACATTGCTTGGAAAATTAGCGGCATCAATAAACCTTGCTTGTGTCCTTATTCTTTTAACAGTAGCACCTGTTAAATCATTTCCTGTTGTTGTTTGGTTTACTAAAAGAAGTATTGCTGAAATAGTTCCAATTGCATTTGAAAAAGTAAGAGTTGGGCGTGGAAGTTGACCTTTACCATATTGAAAACCTTCAGCTTGAACAGGGTATCTTGTATAAGAATTACCTTGCCAAATTATTTCGCCATTATCTTTTAAACTTGTTCCCGCATGAAAACGATGTATAGTTGTTGCTCCGTGAAGTGAATTATCAAGTGTCAAAGTAAAAAGTTCAATGACCGCTGATGGATTAACATTCTGTAACTCACTTACAATTTTATCTGTGCTCATGCTTCAAATACTTGTCTAAATGTAGCGCTAATTGATGCCCTGTTGTTATAAGGGATAGATTTTGACCAAGTTTCGCAAACAAATTTTTTTGCACCTGAAAGAGTGATTGAAACATTCCCGCTATTTGTTGCACTAGCGGCGGCTGTAACTGTAAACGTATTTGCGTCAACCGCAGTTGCAACGGTAAAAGAACCATCAGTTGCGGAACCTGATGTATAGTCAATCGTCAAAACATCGCCGATTGCAACGCCATGATTTGCAATTGTAATTGTTACTGTTGTTCCTGATTGTGAATATGTTCCTGTTTTTGTAAATCCTTCGCCGGGCGGTGTAAATGTAAAACTTTCTTGATCGTTTGCGCGACTATCAAGAAACGCTTCGACAACATCTGATTCTGTTTCGCTTAATTCAAAACTTACATTGTAGACTTTCGGGTTTTGATTGCTTGCAAGTCCAAAAAATATTCTTTGCTCAAATCCATCTGCAAACCTTACTGTGCGAACAGCAGGCGCAGACTTCTTTGAGAATCCCTGATATGTGGGTGTGACGCTTGGAAAGGTTGCCATTTTAAGTTGCTAGTAAACCTCCCGGCCTTTTTTGTTTAATTAATTCTGATTGTATCGCTGAAGCAAGAGCAACGCCAAGTTCTTTGCCGCGCTCTTCATTTGCATTTGATTGCATATTTTCAGTTGAAACATTTACAACTATATTTGTATTACCACCGCCACCAATCTGATTGTTTGGGATTACTGTGCCGCTTACTTTTGGTGTAAATATCTCCGGCCCTCGCTCTCCAACTATGAAGCTACGCCCTGCGGATGCGCGACCACCATTTGCAAGACCCGGTAAATCTGAAAATATTCCGCCAAAACTTCGTTTTAGTAAAGTATTTATTCCAAGTCTTAACAAAGACGATGCAAGATCATTTACAATCGCCCTTGCCGCTTCTCCAAGGCTTCTAGTTCCTTCAATCGCACCGACCAAGGCATCAGAAATACCTGTTGCAATGTCATTGCCTATTTCTTGGAATATTCCTTTTATTCTTTCGGCATCTTTTTGATTTTCTTTCATCTGTAAACCTTGTTTTTTTAATTCAAAGTTTCCATTTTGAAGCAATATTAATTCTTGACCACGAACAACGCCATGTTCATCAATTATCGCTTGAATCTCAAGTTCGTTTTCTTTTCTAAGTTTTGCAAGTTCTGTTTCTTCTTTTTCAACAATAAGATTTTTTTCAAGTGAAGCGTTTGAATCTGTTAATGCTTTTCTGTGTCTTTCAAATTCTTTTGCGAGATCTCTAGCTTCTGCATTTGGTAAACCTTCTTTTAACTTTGTTATTTTATTATTTACTTCAGCAAGTTCACGTTTTATATCTTGCGCACTTCTTGTAAATATATCAAGACCTGCAAAACCAAGAATACCCATTAAAAGCCTGTTTGTGCCTTCTAATTGTTTATTAAGTATCTCTTGTTCTTTTTCGAGATCTGCTATTTCTGTTTTTAAAGTTTCTGCTGAACCTTCTTCCAATAACTGATTAAATGTACGTTGTTCATTATTAGCTTGCATTAATTTTGCAATAAAACCTCCAAGAGCAATGACAGCTAAGCCGATTCCAGTTTTTGCAAGTGCAACTCTAAATGCTGAAGCGGCGGCGGCGGCTTTTGTAAATCCTCCCGCGGTAGCAAAAGCCATAGTTGTAGTCGTTGCTAAAGAACCATTTGCCGCGGCTGAAGCAATAGACATTGCCAGAAAATTAGCTTTTAATGCAGCAATTTGTGTTATCAATAAAGTTCCAACAACAGTTATTCCTTTTATTGCGGCGGCGATTCCTATAAATGCAAACGTTACTGTGCCTGCTTCACTATCAATAAATGAAACAATTCCTTCTATTAATGCTGTTGTTCCTTTCGTTAACGCCAAAACAGCAGGCAATAATTTATTTCCTAGTGTTAATTGAAGTTCAAGAACAGCGTTGTTAAATGCTTTAAATACTTCAGCGGGCGAAGCATCCATAATTTTTCCTATTTTGTCTGCGCCTTCATCTGCTGATTTTGCCAACGCCCTTAAAACAACATCTGAAGTTAATAATCCTTTTGATGCAAAATCTTTTAATTTACCTGAAGCAATACCAGTTTCGTCCGAAATGGCTTTGAGTAGTTGCGGAACCTGTTCGGCGATACTTCTAAATTCATCCCCTTGCAGACGCCCAGAACCCAAGCCCTGCGCAAGTTGAGTAAACGCCGCGCTTGCTTCTGTTGCGTTTAATCCCGCTAGTTTTGCAATAGTATTAAAACCGATGAAAGTAGTTTCAATATCTTTTAAAGAGATTCCAAGCGGCCTTAATCTTGCAAAAATATCTGTTACGCCTTTTGTTGCTTCAACTATTGATAAATTAAACCTATCTTGCGCTTTTCTAACTAATTCTTGAGCCTGTGCAAATTCTCCAAATTCAGATGTCAACACTTTCATTCTTAGCTGTAAAGCCTGAAAGTCTGAAGCTGTAGTAACAGCCTGTCTTGCAACAGCGGTTAAAGCAACACCCGCAAATGCCGCCTTAAGTCTTCCTAAATTATTCTGTAACCCTGTCGATTGCGCCTGTACGCCTTTTAATGCTCTTGTGGCCTGACTAGCATCTACTGTAAGTTTTACATTAGCCTGTGCCACAAATCAACAAAACCTTTTCTT